CGGACTCTGACCTCGACGGGCACGTTCGCCAACTACGACTGGCTTGAGGGGGACACCACCGAGATCACGTCCGGTACGGGCGTGACGACGACAGGGCAGAACCGCATCGCATCCAAGACCGACAGCAACAGCATCGTGCTAGAGACCTCCATCGCGGCCGGTGACCTTGCCACCGCGGACATCGTCTCGGACACGAAGTACGGCCTCGCCGCCGTGGCCTTCCCCTCGGACTTCGGCCAGTTCATCAAGCCCAACACGACCGACAGCCTCATCGGCAGCCTCCGCTTGCGCACGCTCTCAGAGGTTCTCTCACGCCGCACGGACGCGCTGAACGACGCCGCGCTGGACTTCTGGGGTGCCATCGGCCATGCGGCCCCGACGACGGCAGGCGTCCCCACACCGCGTCTGGAGCTATGGCCCGCGCCGACCACCAATGACGCGGACGCCTTCACGCTGTTCTACCGGGCGAAGTGGGTGAACCTCTCGGCCGAGACGGACGTGGTCCCGATCATGCCCTACTGCGACACGCTGATGCGGCTTATGTGCCGCGCGTGGGCGCAGGGGTACGAGGAGGACGATCAGGGCTCGCTGGGCCAGCGTCTCGCGCAGATCGAGGCGGGCCCCATCTTCAATGCCGCCAAGAAGCGCGACGGCGGCATCCAACGCTTTTACGGCCCCATCCGGGGCGGGCACGCATACGCGGGTGATCTCAGCCCGCTCTGGACGAACGCAGGAACCATCGGAGGACCCTCGTAATGGTCTACAAGCACGCAGACAGCGGAGGTCTCCGCTTCATGGACTACGACGCCAGCGCCACGACGAGCGGTGGCGCAAACACGCTGCGGTTCCCGTCCAACGGGTTCGGTGGGGTGACGGAGACGTTCAGCGAGTCGGACGTGTACTCGCGGCTGGCGACGGTCCACATGATCGCCATCATCACGGCCTCGGACGCAACACAGACGCTCACGATCCGGCAGGGCGACACGACGCAGATGGTCGGGTACCTCCTGACCACGGGAGAGGGGGTCAACGAGTATTTCTTCCCCGTCTTGCAGACGAGTTCGACCGTCCTGGGCGCGATCACGGCTGCGGTCGCGCACGGGGGCACCCTCGGATTCCAGCCGTGGATTCCGAGCGGGCTAGAGCTACCCCGCGGCGGCTTCGGCATCCAGATCACCGCCGCAGGCCTCAACCTCTCGGCCGTCCGCGTCTGGTACTCGGTCGTCTAGATGCCCTACTCGCCCCTCACCTTCCCGTTCCGAGGTCTGGACGACAACGTCGCCTTCGGAGAGCAGCGCGCGGACACAACGCGCGATGCTCAGAATGTGCGGGGCGTTGACCCCGTGACGGGCAGGGTCCGGGGTGCGCAGCGGTCGGGGTTGTCGAAGCAGTACACCAACGCCGTGAACGGCACAAACCCCGTGAAGGCGATGGAACTGCTGGTCTACGACGACAAGCAGGTCGATTATGCCGACCTGAACAACGGAGGGGGCGGCGCCGGAGAAATCAGCAACGAGTGGGCGCGCACGCCAATCAACTACGTTGGCCTGTCGCAGGCGATTGTCGACTCCGCTGGAGACATCTACGCCCTGGGTGCCGACTCTAATGCGTTCTACGTCTACAGCGCGGCTGGCGTCCTACTCGCCACGCAGTCGATTTCCGTGACGACAGGATCTCCGGCCGCCGGGTACAACGGAAACTCGTGCGAAGTGCTCGCCGTTGACGACCAGGGCGACGTTTGGATCGGCGTGTCGGAGAACGTTACCGCTGGCGAGGCGTCGATTCTTCGGTACTCTCGCACCGGACAGACGACGTGGGAACTGATCTACACCATCCCCATTGATCTCGCGGGCAGCGCGGGTCAGATCAAGGGTATCGAGGTCAAGGACCAGCGCCTCTACGCCTCGGTCGAGAACGGCCTGTCGGGCGCGTCGGCGCTCGCGTACCTGATGATTTGGGATGGCATCTATGGAGGCAAGAAACCCTCACCGGAGACGGTCCAGGTTCTTCTGGGCACCAACTCTTTCGCGCACGGGATAGCCGTCAGCGATGCGGGCGAGGTGTTCGTGACGTACACCGACTCGCAGAGCGCCCCGTTCAACCAGCATTGTGAGAAGTTCAACTCGTCGGGCGAGTCCGTCTGGGAACTGACGGACTCTGATGGCGGCGGCACGGGCCTCGCGGTCGCCGTCAAGGGCGCAAAGGTCTGGACCCTCGGGTTTGGGGTCAGCGGGGACAACGTGTACCTCGCTGAGTGGCTGGACTCCGGGTCCACGGTGGCAAACACATGGCAGGCCACCGACTCGAACGCGATCCAGACCGAGTACCGCCGCATCATCCCCGACGCCTTCGACAACATCCACGTACCCATCCCGCAGACGGGGCCGATCACGACCCAGGATCTCTATCGCGTTCACGACAGCACCGGGTCCGTGGAGCTTTCGTTCGACAACGTGTCCGTGCCGTTGAGTTCGGTCGCGCTGCCTCCGACGAATCCGAGCTACGACGGGTCGGTGACTGAGCCCACGCGCCCGGAGTTTGCGTACGTCACGGGGATCGGAACGCTTCTGACCAAGCTGCGCCTTGTGAGCGCCACGGCGACATCCGGGTCGGTCCGCACGATGCAGCCGGTTGGGATCTGCAACAACACCTTCCGCAAGCTGGCCGACACGTCAACGGCTGCGGCAACGGACACGTCAACCTTCTCGTCCATCCTGGGCTGGTACGGGCTCGCGGTGATGAACGGGGAGGTGTTCACAGCAGACGGCATCAACTACAACGTTTTCAACCCGCAAGACGACGAGATCAAGGCGTACGCGGCTACCAGCAACGGGTCGATCCCGCCGCGGTGCAAGCTGATCGCACACTGGAACGAGCGCATGGTTCTCGCGCGCAACGCGGACGACGCGCACAACATCTTCATGTCCGCCAAGGGCGACCCCTACGATTGGGACTTTGCTCCGTGGACGCCGCTGACGACATCGGCGGTCGCGTTCAACAACCAGGAATCGTTGGGCCCCGTGGCGGGGATCATCAACACGCTCATCCCGTACTCGGACGAGATGCTGATCGTCGGGTGCGACCATGAGATTTGGATGCTCAACGGCGACCCCGGTGCCGGGGGGTATCTGGGGCTCATCTCGGACACCACCGGGATGTCTTTCGGTGACTCGTGGTGCAAGGACCCGAGTGGCAACCTGTACTTCTTCGGGTCGAAGGGCGGGGTCTACCGCATGAACCCGTACGGCGAGGCCCCCGTTCGCATCTCGAACTCCGAGGGGCCTGCGGGCACGAACATCGAGCGCCGCCTCGCTGCGATCAACCTCACGACGTACCACGTCCGCCTCGTATGGAACTGGGAGGACGACGGCCTGATGGTCATGTTGCTCCCGTTCGGAGCGGGCGCTGTCGTCACGACGAACTTCTTCTGGGAGCGTCGCACGGGCGCTTGGCACGAGGACACCTTCGGCGTAGCGGGCAACACGGTCCGGCAGCCTCACAGCATGGCAGTCCTGGACGGGGACGACCCCGATGACCGGGTGGTCCTGTTCGGGTGCGAGGACGGGTTCGTGCGCAAGTGGGACAGGACAGCCACCGATGACGATGGCCTGAACATCGCGTCCACGGTCCTCATGGGTCCAGTCCTGTCCTCTTCGGCTGACGAGCGCGAGGTCAAGTTCAAGAGCCTCACGGCGGTCCTGGCGGACGACCAGTCGGGGTGCAACTACGAGGTCTTGGTCAACGACCGGGCCGACGTGCTGCCTGTGAGCGCGCAGCGCAGCGGCAGCCTCCAGCCGGGCCGCAACCCCACGATTCGCCTCCGAGAGCGAGGGAAGGCCGCATACGTCCGCCTACAGGACGCTGGGCCTGGGCGCTGGGCCCTGGAGAACATCCGCCTTGAGGGCACCCCCGGCGGGCGCGAGAGGCTGAGAACCTGATGGCCGCCACCAGCAACGGCAACTCGGGCGGCGCGGCCCGGGGGCACACCGGAACCGGGAAGGGGCGCAAGAAAGGCGACGCCCTTCGCGGTCACCGCCGGGGGTCCCGCGCCCTGAGAAAGGGCCCGCGGTCTGGGCGCGACACGGACGGCAACGCGCGGATCGAGGCGTCCGAGCGGATCCTGGGGGACGGGATCCAGTACGACAAGCGCGGCCGGATCGAGGTGGATATGTCGGCCCTCCCTGCGCTCCTCAACAGCGGGGTCCCCACTCGCCAGCACCTTCTGAACGCACTCCTCCCGGCTGGCATCGGTGACGGGGACGTTCTCGTCTACTTTGGCGGCGACTTGGAAGTCATCACCCCCGGCGCGGACGGCGACAGAATCACTTCCGCGGGTGCGGGCATCCGGCCTCTGTACGAGACGCCCGCGGCTGACACGCACGTCATCGGGTGCGGTGTCTCGCGCATCGGGGCGGACATCTCGACGGGTGTGAAGGGCTACCTCGAAGTGCCCTACGACTGCACGATCACGCGCTGGACGGTCGTTGCCCGGCAGACAGGGTCCATCGAGTTCGACGTGACGCTGGGCGCATGGGCGTCCTACCCGCCGTCCTCGACCATTGTGGGCACCAACGCGCCCGCCATCGTTTCTGACACGAACGCGCGCAACGAGGGCCCGCTGACCTTGTGGGGCGATACCGCCATCTCCGCGGGCGATGTCATGGGGTTCTCAGTGACCTCATGCACTGGTATCCAGTGGGCCGTCTGCGAGCTAACCGTACAGGAAGTCTTCTAGGGGCAGGATCGCATGACCGACAACA